CGCCAGGCTTGGTCAACAGAACCTTGCTCCATGCATCCCAAGTGGTCAAGATGACGTTAGCCATACCAAGACCAAGGTTGCCATGCTGAGCAAGACCTGAAATCATCTTAGCAACAGTCACCGTCTCGGTAGTGTTGAGAGCAGTTGAGTTGGTAGCGATGTTGTTCAGGAAGCGAGTGTTGACGGCACGGTTCCAATCTTCTACCAGCGAAGTAGACAGATATGCCTGAAGGAACGGCAGGTCCTGAAGCATCTGACGGCTAACTTTAGCGTAACCGGCGATGAACGGAACGCTGGTATTAACCATCGTTACATCATAATCCAGTTGAGCTTTTGCTACTCCCTCAGACTGCGCTCCGAAAGAACCTTCGCCCACAGGCGTATTTCCACGAGGGAAAGTAACGTTTCCGGTAGCGGTCGGGATGATGCGAAAGATGTCGTACAGGTGCGGATTGTAGAAATTCCGCATGATGGGGTTGGTAACATAGCTGATCTGACTTGTGCCAGTCAAGTTGTTGCCAAGCGTCATCACACCGGCATCCTTCATTGCCATAAAGCCTTTTTCAGACTTGATGGTATCGAAGTTTTCAGCCACAATCTCATGCACCGCTTGTTTAAGGTGCGTAGAGTTAGTCCATCCGGCTTTTGCTTCGTTGGTGATAGCCGACTTAACCTTTCCGGACTCAGCCAGGATACGGTCAACGTTCCCTTTCAGTTCTTGGAGAGTTTCTCCTTTCTTGGCGGCATCCTCGTTCATTTGAGCAATGCGGGCCTCGTTTTCTTTGTTGATCTTCTCAATCTCAGAAGCCAATTCGTCTTTATAGGCTTTGATCTTGGGATCAAGAATGTCTGTGATTTGCTTTACTACTTCCACTTTAGAAATGTTTTAGAGTTAAAAGATTTATGGCATCCAGTAATTCAATGTCACTCTTTCCCTGCTTAGGTGCTTCCTCAGCTGCCTTTGCGGTACTCATAGTATGAACCAACTGGTGTAATTGCTTTATCTCAAGCAGACACATTTCGATGGCTTCATCGGTTGCATCTGTATTCCTGACAAACTTCTCAAATGACTTAATGCGGTCTTTGATATCCGTCAAAGACTTTATGCCCAACAATGGAGTAAACTCATTGGCTCCCCATGCAGTAAGGCTTGAGCCTTCATACAACTTTAAGTCTGTCATCTCATTTACATCTTTACCTCTTGTCTCTTTTATGACAGAAAATCCAATGCTATGCTCCTTAATCAATCCGGACTCAACCATCTTGATAAAGTCTTGACCTAAATTATGCGTACCAATCTTGGACTCATAATAAAGACCATAGTCATCCTCTTTCAGTTCCGTAAGCGTACCAAGTGGCTGACTTGGATTGTGGTTCATCAAATGCTTTATTCGGCCTTTAGGATGCCATTCTTCAATGCTTCGTTTAAAGGCTCCCTTGCGAATGATGTCACCATCACTATCCTTTATGTCGAATGCAGAAAAGTAGCCTGTGACTATGTTTTGTTTGCGGTCCACATCTTTAATAGACTGACCAAAACTTTTGTATCCGTAAATCATTTCATTTCTTTTGTCTTTACATTAAATCAGTCAACCTCATTAAGATATCCGTATCCAATGGACTGTTTGCTCGATATATCGGCCTTCCACTCGCATCCAAATTCGGCAGCATATTCAACACACATCTACAATTAATTACGTTCTCCGCGCTTGCCAATGGGTCTCCTGGAAACCGAATATCCTCTCCATTGTTAAAGGACTGACTCAAAGGTATTATTGTTCCATGCAGTTGGGTATGACTAAAAGGTTTACCCCTCACCCTTTCATCCTCTGCCGTTATCCATTCTTTTGACATCTCAAACGGCAAAGTAGCACCTCCAAGAAGGATTCCTGCGTTCAATGCTCTTGTCGTTTCAGTCCGCGCAATTCTTGATGCCCTTGTCATCGGGATGCCGGAAGATTGCAGAAATTGAGCTATCTGCCGCTCAGATATGTTGGCACTTTGACCCCTTTGCAGGATAGCCAACAAGTCCTTACGAGTTGTTTCGTTTATCTCACTGACAAATCTTGCTCCATGCATCTGCAAGAAACTCTGCAAAGCGGACCGCCAAACAGTATTGAATCTTGATGCGGACTTCCACTCTGCCGGAACGCGCAATCCGAAATGGTCATTCTTGGCCCGATTGATTCCATCAAAGTATGTACGCCTGGCATAATACATTGCCACATCGTAATACATCCTCATTAATGGATCGAAGATGGTATTGTCAAATAACTGCCTTGAAACAAAGCTGATTGCATTTGCAGTACCTGCATCTCGGACAACAACAGAAGCTGCCCTGAATCTCTTCTTTATGGAACGCTCTAAAATGCGCTGAAGGGATGCCTCATTCGCTACCGCCGGTCGCACTATGTTGCGCCAACTGGTCTGCATTAGCATCTCTTTGTTCTTGTTGCTGCCGTAATAGTTTGTCGTAATAGCTTTTTCTTGCAGCATCTCTAAACGCTTTTTCAGTCCTACATGACAATTCCCTTGGAATCTTAGGGTATTTGATCATTACCATCTCCCAAAGCTGATTGTCCATTGGAGTTTGTTATTGATTGCATATCTGTAATCGGCATAAAACCATTCGGAATAAATATCTGATTCATCTCCGGCTCAGGTCTTGCGCCATATCGTAGCACCGCTCTGCGCTCATTGTATGTAAGCCAATGGGCGTCTCTTACCGAATCATTCAAATCCTTCAAGTCCTTTTGAATCTCAGGAAGTTCGGTATAGTCGAAGTCAATATACAGTTTCCGCCCCCTTGTGGCTTGGAACCTTGGAGTCAACTGCCGGTTGAGCAAATCTCTCAAAGACTTCCATTCAGGCAATAACTTGTTGACAATCAACTGTTTAATTGCTGATTCGTAGTTGTTATAGGTTGTATGCTCGGCATCGAACAGTACAGTCGGGACTCCGTAGATGTTACAAAGCCTTTGGAGGTTCAGACGTTGGGCATCAAGCAACTGCATATCAATGGAGGACATACCAAAATTGTGGTATCCCCAATCACCAGCTAAAGCAGCAATCGCACCCTTTTGGCTATTGTTGTTAATGCGCTCATTGATATCAAGCATGATGGAGTTTATCTGCTCTCTGCTCATAGTCCTTGGCATAGCCTTTCCAAACAATGCCCCCTTAGCTCCATTGTTCTTGTACATCCCACCGGATGCTTTTTGGGCATACAATGAGTTTTCCAGTATGTTGACCGCAGCAGTTAATGGTGACAGACCCCTCAAGTGCATATACTCTACTTCATCCACTACTGGATTGAAGTATTTCCACATGATCATGTCCTTTTTGTCAACCATGAGGACCGGTATGCCACCTTGCTTTATGTAGTATCCATCAATTCCAAACAAGTCCTCAGCCTTACTAAGTATCCCGACCATCGGAGGAGGAATCACTTGCATCTCCAAAGGCCGACCGCCTGGAACGCCACCAGTATTCAAATAAAGGTCACCTTCTCCAAAGATTAGCTTGTATCCGTAGTAGTTTTCAAGAAGCTCAGTCATGCTCTGATACTCATTAGGAGTTTCAATAAGCCTTGACAGATCATTCTCCACTACTATCTCCATGCTCAGGTTCTTCAGCATCAATGACCGCTCCAAATTGCTACCGGAAAGTGCATTGCCAGGATGCATGGCCTTGTACTGCTGAAACTTTTGCAAGTCCTTAATCTCGTAAACGTACAATGGGAATGACGCAAACTTCTGCGCCAACATTGAGATTATTGAGTAAATGCCTTCGTGGGTATTGTAGCTTTTGGCGTACCGGTAATTCAGTAGGTCCTGCTGGTACATCCTCGGCCTGTACTGATACAATTCCGGCATCCGATCCGCTCCGACCGGTATTGTCGGAATCATTTGCTTTTCTGCGAACCTATTTTTGAGTCTGTCTATGATTCCCATTATATGATATACCAGTCCGGCTGGTCGCTTTTAGAATGAGTAAATATGGCATAACGACAGGCATCTATCAAGTGGTCTTTGTACTTAACAGGCACATCCATCGGGTTGCCATTCTTGTCCAGCTTCCAGCAATATCCCCTCAGTTCCGCCATAAAATTAATCGAAAAGTCCGTAACATATAATGGCAATGACTTCATCTTCCGAATCCCCTCCAACACATCCTTGTCTGCCTTGTTCGCATTCCACCCTGCTCGCATCAATTCCTCTATGCTTTCCGCAGCAGCAGCATCGCAATAAAGCATATCGTCTTTGAAGATGCCTTCAGTCTCCATACGAGCCATCAAATCCGCAGTAGTTAGGTTCTTTTCGTAAATAACCTCATGTGCGAACACCCTGTCATCCTTGAAGCCAACCTTGACCACCGCGCTTGGTGCATTGAATCCAAAGTCAACCCCATACACTATCTCCTGGCAGTCCTCAGGGAACCTTGCCACCGGCTTCCAATGGGTAAAGATTTTATGCAGCGATACACCGCGCAATCCCATGCCGAAAACGCGCCAATAGTTGTCATCGGCTTCCTTCATGGATTCAATACGCTTGACAAGGCTTTCCTCAAGGTATGGGTTGTCCTTGTAGGTAGTAATGTAGAAATCAGACTCCGGCTTCTCAGCCCAATCGTAAAACCAACCTTCCTCGTCTGAAGGGTTAAAGTCAAGTACGGTCTTTTCGGTAGTACGCAGGATTAACTGCATCGCAGACTCCTTCTCAATCTCATTCGCCTCGTTCATGTATAGGTAGTTCCGCTTTCTGCCCCGAATCTTCTGCGGTTGGTCGGTAGAAATGAACTCAACAAGGTTGGACCCGAACTCGTATGTAAGCTGAGTCTGATTGAACCGGTTATCATCCCATACACCAAGCTTTAGCATGACCTCCTTAAAGTCACGCAGGATAGTACCCCTGATGGTTGGTAAGGATGCACGACAGATTGATAGAATCTTGTTTTCTTCACTCATTAGCTTTACGCAGAACCAAATCAGGGTATTTACCGTCTTGCCGGAACGTGCGCCACCTTGCAGGATGGTAATCTCCTTCTTGCTATTCTCTAAGTAGTGGTAAACGACAGTAGTGCCAATGTCAATAGCCCTTTCTACGCCCACACTTACCATCTCCTCCGCAGCCTTAATGCCTCGCGTTAGCCTTGATGTCTCCCGCTGGATATGCGGATCAGCATTTTCAGGAATCAGTTTCCTCATTCTGTTCTATTTGGATTTGCGGCTGATTAGGAATATTCACCATGACATTAATCTTGGTCTTGCTTGGTCCGGTAGTGGAAGCCTTGGCATCTTCCTGATAGCCTCTATGTTTTAGCTTGGTCTTGCAGTAGAACATAATAGCCTGGGTATCACCATCCTGAATCTTTTTCATCAAGGCATTCTCCACAAAGTCAC